ACCTCGATGTTGAACTCTGCGCTCGTCGAGTAGTCGTTCAGCAGGTAGAGCTTAAGTACGACATCGACACCGGTGTCGATGCTGCCGCTGGTGGCCGTGTCGAACTCGAACAGCAGCTCGTAAATGAATGCGCTGTACCAATCCTCGTCAAGGTTGTACTCCATCAACTGACCGACGAAATTACTGCCGGCGCTGACGCTTACACCTGCCGCCGCATCGTCATACGCTGCGTTCGCTGTCGAAAGTTGGAACGCCGCCGACGACAAGCCACCGCTGTTGGCGGCGGGCGATTTGCTGAAACTAGGCACAGCGGCCCCCGATCAGCCGAAGGCGGTTACGTCGATGACGAGTCCTGTGGACGTCGGGAGAATCAGGTTGCCAGCCGACGAGAACACCTGCGGCACGGTACGGAAGAACGCCACCTCACCATTGGCGGTGATGTTCTCGGCACTGCCGCCGCTCGTGAGCGACAACTGGAACGAGTCGGCCGTTGCACCGACGACGAAATACAACGTCGTCGCCGACAGACCGGCAGGCAGGGTCGACCCGGCAGGTGCCGTAACGAACACTCGGTCAGTGTTGGACAGGCCGTGCGCGAACGACGCAATGGTTTCACTCGATGCCGTTGCGGTGCCGACACCGTTGATTGTTGAGCCGATCTGCCAGAACCCCTGCAGCGTGCCCGCCGTTGAGGCGTTCCACACGCCGACAGCCACGACAGTCGTGCTGGCCGGGATCGGGATGGTGATGTCGCCGGTGTTGGCGCGTGTGCCACTCGACGCCGATGCCCAGGTGATCGCCTGGCGCGCGTAGGAGCCGCCGCTCACCTCGGTCGGTGTCGAGGCGATGTCGGTCAGCGCACCGGCGTGGGTCATCGCCGTGACGCTGATGAGGTTGTTCTTGCCTGTTGTGGTGAGCGGCATGTCAGCCTTCCTCCTGCTTGTCGGTGTTGCCTGCGGCCAGCGTGAAGCCGAGTACAGCAAACGCCTGGATGACCTTGGTCTGCGTGCCCTCGGGGATGACGTCGAAGATGAGCTCCATCGCGTAGGCGGCGCTCAGCGCCGAGTAGATCGCTCGCCGGTACATGGCGGGGATGAGGTCACGGATCACGATGCTGCCTTCTTTCGTGGTGATGGCTTGGGCTTCGGTGCTGGCTCGGCCTCGACGATGCGCAGCCGTTGCGAGTGGTCCCGCAGGTCGGCTTTCACCTCTCTGAGGTCGGCCTTGATCTCGATCTGGTCGGTGCGCATGTCGCCGACGACAGCGGCGATGGTGTCGACCACCTCGGCTGTCTTGGCGTGGTCGCTCCGGTTGTCCCGGTGGACCTTCGCCTGGAGCCAGATCGTCGCCAGGCCGAACACGCCACCGATGACGGCGACGATGATGGTCGTCATGCGACCAGTTCCGCCCAGCGCTCCTTCACCCGGCCGGGGCACGCCGTGGCGGCCACCTGGCCGTGCTGCACGATCCGCACGCCCGGCGCGACGGCCTGCGTCCACTTGAGGACGTCGACCAGCCAGCGAAACGAGGCGACCTGCGCATCGGTGCAGGGGTCGTCGACGCCGTTCAGGAACAGCACGCCGTACGAGGTGGCGTTGCGGCCTGCGCAGTGCGCCGCCTGGTAGGCGCCGGCAAACTCGGCAATGCGGCCGTCGGCGTGAATCACGTAGTTGTACTCGTTCGCCCGCCACCGGTGGATCGACTGCACCGACTTGGCTAGGTCGGCGGTCGCGTACGACCGGGTGACGCCGGTGTAGTGCACGACGATCATGCCGAGGTTGCGGGCCAGCGCTCGCCGAGCGGTAATGCGGTTGGTGTTGGTCACTCGAGCAGGCAGGCCGAGGTCGATGCGAGGGGTGATGGTGGGCATCAGGTCGACGCCTCGTACATGAAGAACCCGTCGACGCCGTCACCGGCCGCCAGCGCAGCAGTGAACCCGGCCACGCCGATTCGGTTGTCGGTCGCAGTACCGGTGCCGTGCTGGCGGAAATCGAGCGTTGTCGTCGACGGCAAGAAGATGTTGCCGGAATAGCTGAGACCAGTGCTTTGGTCGAACACGTTTCCCGTACCGACCACCATGTTCGCCCGTGCCGCCGTCGTTGGCAGCGACACCGTAATAGCGTTCGACGCCGTGCCGGCGCCCGTAACGGCGAGACGGAAGTTGACGATGATGAGCCGTCCCCAGCGGCCGAACACCGCATGCGTGACTGTCGCCGTCACCGCGCCCGACTGGGTGAGCGTCGGCGTCCACGTCGTCCAGGCCCCACCCTCGCCGCCGAGGTAAAGGTTGATGTCGGACTCGGTGAGCGCAGCGCCGTTCCATGACGTCTTTTGGGCCATCAGTTACTCCTTCGGGGGTGGGTCAGAAACCGACGACGTCGGTGCCGCCGACGAGCGACGTGCCGACGACGAACAGCGCAGCGGGGGCGGCGATCAGCGACAGCGTCATCCGGTGCGAGCCGGGGACGATGTCGTGCTGCACGCCTTGGACGAGGCACTTCTGCGTGATCGCTGGGGCGATGTCGTTCGGCGTGAAGTTCACGGTGACGACGCTGCCGATGTCGAGGCTGAGCATCGTGTTCGTGTCGGCGTTCGACAGCGGTGCGAGTTCGACGCCGACCTCCGACACCTGCCACGTCGGCGACGAGTACTGCGTCAGCAGGTAGTTGGCGAGGGCCAGCGACTGAGCGTCGGAAGCGAGGAGCAGGTTTGTGAGCCTCAGCGTGCGGGGCGAACCGTTGGCCGCCTGCCATACCGCCAGGTTCGACACCTGCGCCGTCTGGTTCGTGCCGCCCTCGCGATCGACGCCGACCCGGCTGAACAGGAACTCGCCGTACTTGGCGGCGATGGTCTGGTAAGGGATGCCGCTGGTGCCGAACGTGGCCGACGAGGCGACAGTGCCAGCGACGGTGCGGTTGCGGTAGGTGAGCGTGTTGTCGGCATCGGCCCACAGGTAGCCGATCTCGCTGCGAGCGATCTGCTGCATGTAGTTCAGGACGTTGGAGCCCCACGACACCGAGTCGCTTTGCAGCGTCTCGATGCCAGCGCCGAACGACGTCTTGGTCGTCGGGAACGCCACCTCAGGACGTGAGCAGATCGCCAGCAGTTTGTTCGGGGCGGTGACAGCGCTGTTCGTCCATGCGTCGAACTCGGCGGCACCCAACTGCCCGAGGGCGTCGGTGGCACGAAAGACCGTCACGCTGCGGCCGCTGACGTCGTACTCAAAGCCGAGCTCGTCGGTTTGGCCGGTCATCAGCGACTTGGCGCTGAACGTCGGCGCCGTCGCCTGGACTCGCAAGGCGAGACCGGGACGCACTCGGCCGTAGTACGGCGACAGGGTGTAGGTCGGGTCGAAGGCGCGCCCAAAATTCAAGACTTGGACCGTCATGTCACCGGCGTCGATGACGTCGGTGACCTGCGAGAAGCGACCGCGCCGGATCGTCACCAGTTCAGCCGACGACGTGATGGCATTGAAGCCCGACGAGATCAGGTCGGGACCGCCGACGAGCGACGTGCCGACGACGAAGTCGCCGGGGTTGATGAGGCCGAACGCAGCCTCGACGGTGATTGTGGGAACCGGCATCAGATGCCTGGCCCGTTGCGTCGATCGAACCGGCGCAGCGCCGCCTTGGTCGAGTTCGGGTCGGCGTTGGTGTAGATGTTCACCGTCATCGGCGAGCCGGTGGCCGCAGCCCCGACGCCGATGCGGTGGTTCGGGATGACGGTGCCCGACTGGCCGGGCACCACGATCTCGGGGCCCTTCTCGCCGACGAGGTACGGCGTACCGGCAGTGACCGGGCCGCCCATTGCCCGAGGGGCGGGATAGCGGTCGCCGTAGCCAGCGCCGCCACGGGCGATGATGTCGACGTTCGCCGAGCGGTTGCGGGTCAGGATCGCCAACCGGCGCTCGACGTCTTCGATCGAGCCGTTGTCGGTCATCGTCAGCAGCGTCTTCACCTCGGTCGGCGTGAGGCCGATCTGTTGGCCGAGGTCGATGATCTTCTGCTTCGCAGTGTTCGTCGCTGACTCGAACTCGAGCATCTTTGTGCGGGCATCGGCTGAACCATTGGAGGCAGCGGTCATCGCCGCCTCACCCTTCGACTTCAAGTCGTCGAATGTCGTCTGCATGTCGATCCATGCCTGATCGGCGTCGATCTCTCCCTTCAGGTTGCCCCACGCTGTGTCGAGCGCTTCGGCTGCACGCTCGACGATGCCGGTCTTGATGGCAAGGTCGTTGGCCTCCTCGGCGGCGGCGTCGAACGCATGGGTGGAGTCAGCGACTGTCGGATTCAATCGCTGGCCGTACATGCGGGCCATCTCGTCGGCGGCATCGGTGCCGTACTCAATGGCGGTGGTGCCGTCCTCGATGGCGGTGGTGCCGTCCTCAAGGTTGCCGGTCAAGTAATCCCAGGCGTAACTGATCCCGTCGGTGGCGGAAACATTGGACCCGATCGCATCGGTGAACCAGTTCATCGCTGAGGTGGCGACACCGACGGGGCTGGTGAGTTTGTCGGCCCATCCGAATAGATCGACGCCGGTCAGATTTTCGGCGGCGTTGTTGGCTAACTCAAGCGCGTCGGTAACCGTGCCGATGGTCTCGGCGGCATCAGATAGCGCCGGAACGAGAGACTCACCGACGGTCATCATGACGGCCTGCAGTCGATCGTTCAGCTCGTCCATGCGGTCGCGGAACTCGCGAGCCTTCTTCAGTTCCTTCTCGTCGATCACCTGGGCGTCGCCGACACCGGCCAGCGAAGCCTTCAACCCAGCAGACCCCTGGCCGATCAGTTCGGCCATGCCCTGCCAGCCCTTGCCGAGCAACTGCGACGCCACACGCGCCCGCTCCGCCGGGTCCTCGATGGCGTTGAGCCGGTCGACGACGTTCAGGAACGTGCCGTTCACGTCGGTCGCGCCGGTGTCCGTCTTGGCGATCTCGACGCCGAGGTTGGTGAACAACTGCGGCGAAGCGCCCAGCGTCTTATTCATTCGGCCGAGCGCCGATTCGACGGTCCCGGTATCAATTCCGATGTCGCCCGCCACCTCGGCGAGGCGGCTGGCCGCTTCGACCGACAGGCCGGTCGCATCGCTGAACTGACCGGCGGCGAGCGCCGTGTCTTGGAACGCCTTGACCGACTGAACGCCGAACGCGATCAGCGCACTGCCGGCGGCGAAGGCGATGTTCGCAGCGTTGGCAACGATCGACTCTTTGGCAACGTCGAACCCGGCACGCATCTTGCCGCTCGCCGTGTCGGCCTCGCCGATCGCCGATTGGAACTTCTTGAGTTGCGTGACGCCCTTGTCGACGGCAACGTCGATGATGACGCTGATCTTGTTCGCCACGGTCACCGCCTCAGGAGAAGAACTTGCGGATGGCCCTTGCTACCTCAGCGTCGACCACGTCCGGCACCATCGGCTCGATCTTAGCCAGCGCATCGCTGGCCGTGCCCTTGCCTTCGGTCTTGCCGTTGTAGCGACGCTGGCGGGCCTTGGAGACCTTGCCCGTCTTGGTCAGGCGTGGCCCAACCATGCGAGGCCCCTCGGCCCGGTTGCGGCCGAACTCGGCGACGGTCCACGGCCCCGCTGACCGTGCGGTCGGGTGGAACGAGATGACGCCCGGCCGGACGTGGTCGAAGCGAGTAGCCAGGTGATTCGTCGCCGGTCGCCACCCGCTGAACGCCGGGTCGCCACCGAGGTCGGCAGACGCCGCCTCGGTGGCAAGTTGCTTGGCCTTGACACCGACCTTGGTGGCGGTGGCGCGCAGCTTCTCGGCCTCGATCTCGCTGATGAACCCGTCGACCTTGCGCCCAAACGAGTTGAGCGTGTCGGCCATTACCAGGTGTTGTTCGTGACGGCGCCGGTCACCTGCAGCGATGCCGACAACTCGACACGGCCGCCGACCGACGACGACAGCGACACGCTCGTCACCCACGCCTCAGCGGTGACACGGGCCTCGCCCGCCACCGACCCACCCGGGCCCCACAGGATCGTCATGGTCGACGAACCGGCCGACTGCGCCGCCTTCACGCCGGTCAGCAGCGAGAACATCGGGGCGTCGTAGGGGCCGCTGATCGAGACGGTGTCGCCATCGGTGAGCCCGTTGATGAACGCCTTGGCGGCGGTGCCGAAGGCGCTGACTTCCTGCGTCTCAACCGACTGCGGCCAGTCGAACGAGTCGGCGAAACGCGAGACGTTGGTGCCGGCGCCGTTGACGCCGTCGAGTGCGATGAAGGTGGTGGTACCTGCACGAAAGGCCATGATCGGCTCCTTGGGTGGTGGGGGGTGGTGTGATTAGCGGCGAGCGAACGACACGAACCGAGTGGTCGAGCCGGTGCCCGTCACGTCGTCGACCACCCGGAGGTATCGACGGACCGTGGTGCCAGCGGCGACCTCGACACGTTCCGAGGTGACGCCGGCGTAGGTGGCGAAGGTGACCAACGTGGCCCAGCCGGTCGAACCGTCGACGCTGTGCTCGATGCGGCAGGCGTTGTTGGTAAGGCCGGAGAACGCCGTGACGTGGATGTGTCCGACGCCGCCGTTGGCCGTGGCGGTCGTCTGGTCCCGTGCGGTGCCGTTGGTGTCGACGGTGATGGCGGTGAAGTTCTCGACCACCAAGCCGACGTCGAAGTTGCCGGTCGACTGAAACGCCGCCGAGCACGTCACCAGATCCGACACCGATGATGCGCCGGTGAAGTTGCCGAGGTGAGCGTTCACCATCACGGCCACTTCGCCGACAGCGAAACCATCGGGGCACAGCGTCAGCGGGTACGGCCCGGTTGCCTTCTGCGACTTGAACGCGTCGAACTGCAGCGCCGCCGTGCCGACGGTGTCAAACAGCATGTCGAGCGACCCGGACGACTCGTCCTGCCCGACGATAAACGTCTTGGCGGTGTCGGTGAGCACCGTCGTATCGAGCGCAGCGGTCTGCGCTGTCAGCGAGTAGCCCTTGGTGTAGCCGGAAGCGTTGAGTAGCCCGACGGCGACCCTGCTGGCCTGAGCGGTCTTCATTGCCATTAGAACACGACCTCCACGTCAAGCGGCACGGCTAGGTAGTTCGACTCACCCTGCGACGACGCCGTGACTTCGCCGATGCGGATGACCTGCACGTAGTCGATGTCGACGCTCGACCAGTTGGCGTCGTCTTGGATCGCTGCCACGATTGACCCGGCGCCGCTCAGTTCGCAGTAGTCGTCGAGTAGCACCTGCGCCGTGCGCTCGTTGGTGCGGTCGGCGTAGATCGTGACGGTGAACTGAAAGGCGGCTCTGTTCGACGTGAACACCAGCCGAGGGTCGAACTCTCGTCGGGTGATGATGGCGATGGGGGCGGTGAAGGTGTCCTGCCATATCGGCGCCGAGCGGAGCCCGGTCACGGCGATGGCGTCGGCGAGCGCCGAGCGCACGTCTTGCACCGTCGGCATCAGCCGACCCTCGGCTTGGTGTACGGCTCGAGCAGCGCCGCTGCGATCGGGTTGATCGTTCGACCGACCCGCAGTGCGGCGCCGGCGTTGGCGAACTCGGTCACACCGAACACGGCGTCCGCTGACTTGAACAACATGGCCGCCTGTACGAGGCACGCCTTCCTGACGTCGTCGGGCACTGCCACCCAGCCAAAGCGCGCCGTGACGCGCACGCCAGGTCGACCCGACTGCGACATCGGGAAGTTGCCGTTGATCGCATCGACGAGGACGATCTCGTCGTACGGCCAGACCGGATGCCGGTCGGCAGCGTTCAGCGGACGCAGGATGTAGTCGGTCGACAGGGTCAGCGTCGTCTCAAACACGCCGTCGTCATCGTCGTCGACCTGGACGATGAGTCCGGTCACGGTCGAGATGTCGTCGACCTCGCAACGCCGATGCTCGTTGGCGTAGAACTCGCGAGTGTGCGTGCCCGCTTCGCGCCAGAAGAATCGGCCGCAGTGGGCGTCGATCTGGCGGGACGCTGCAGCGATGGCCACCTCAAGCCGGGTGTCGTCGGCCGTGTCAGTCAGCGTCGGGATGCGCAGCTCGGGCTTCAGTTCGTCGAGGGTGCAGTACCCGTTGGTGATGGCCATGTCACTCCTCAGGAACTCGGATCACGGCGAACCCCCAGCAGTCGGGGAAGTTGTGCCATTGCCAGCCGGTTTCGGCGATCAACTCGGTGACCGCCTTCTTGACCGGGTACAGCGGCCGAGGCGGTGCGCCTTCGGGCGTCGGCAGTTCGGTGTCGTGCAGACAGATGACGCCACCGGGACGCACCAGCCAGCGGTAGATCGCCAACTCCCGCACCGTGTGGTCGTACAGGTGGCTGGTGTCGATGAACACGATGTCGGCCAGGTCGAGCGCCGCCACCAGTGCCGGGTCGGTGTCGTCGCCCTGGACGTGGGTCCAGTTGTCGTGCGCACCGATGGCCGGCGCTGCGTCCAGGTCAACCGACGTGAGCCGACCGCCGGTGCGCTGCAATGCGTGCAGCCAGGCGATCGTCGACACGCCCGACCGAGAGCCGAGCTCGAGTACATGCTGGGCGTTGAGTTGTTCGACGAGCTGCACCATCCGAGGAAGGTGCAGGTAGATGTCCGATGGCGTCTTGCACGCCTCGGCGTACTGCAGGTCAAGCAGGTTCATCGCTTCCACCACCAGACAGACGTGCCGATCGCCACCTGGACATCGACCGGGCGAAGGTGCCGGGCGATGCCCTGACGGACCGGCGGGTGCATGACGTCGTCTCCGCAGATGATTCCGCCCTCGGCAAGCCAGGGCAGCACGGCGGCAATGTTGTCGGCCACCTCGACTTCGGTGTGTTCGGCGTCGATGAACACGAACGCCAGCGGCGCAGTGTTGTCGGCCAAGAACTCGCGCCAGCCCATCCGGTGAGCGATCACGTTGCCGTCGGTGAAGGCGTCGATATTGCGTTGCCACTGGGCGAACACGTCACGCTCGGCGGCGAGCTCGCTGCTGATCTCGCCGGGCGAACCGGCCCAGGTATCGACGGCGTGGAGCGGGCGAGGGTGGATCGCTTTCGCCAGAGCGCACGTTGAGCGGCCGGTCCACGAGCCGATCTCAACGATCCGACCGGGGACGTCGGCGACGCTGCGCGCCAGGTCGGCAACCGCCCGCTGCGATGCGTCGCTGAACCATTCCTCGCCAAACGGGTCGGCGCTCATCGGGACCGATACCACGACGCCGGGGCGTGGCCCTCCACGATCCATCTCGGCCAGGTGTCATCGACGTCGACGGGCTTCATCTTCGTGCCGTCGACGTGGATGCCGTCTCGGTAGAAGGTGTCGCGCTCAAGGCCGTCTCGGATCTGATCCTCAACTTCGGGATGGCAGAAACTGCCAACCTTGCGGATCGCTGCTTCCGGCCCGCCGAGCCAGGACAGGTGCCAGCCGGCGTCCTGTAGGTGTGGCGGGCACAGTGCCGTCATGCGCACGTCACGCATGTACGAGAATCGGCGCGCCTCAGGGAACTTGGCGAGGTGGCCGACCGTGGCGGCGACGGTGCCGTACCACGGGTGCGGGTACAGCCAGTCGACTGCCCAGAAGTGACCTCGCTGACCAAACGACCAGAACCCCTGCGGGCGGCAGTTGCGAGCGTGGAGCGCCCTTGGGATCTCGTCGACATCGGACTGCAGGATCACGTCGTGATCGCTCAGGTCAAGCCGTGCGAGCCCTCGGCCGATGAACTCGCGCTGTGCGTGCTCTCGTGCCCAGGGGTCGTTGTCCTGCGCCTTGCTCGGCATCTCGCCCTCGTCGACGACGACGTGGACGATCTTGTCTGCCCACGGGGCGAACCGTTCGGCGTGCTCGGCGTACCACAGCGGCTTGACGTGGTCTTGGTGGTCCCGTGTGGCCTCAACGATGACGAAGGCGTCGACCGAGTCGTACAGCTCAACCAAGCGGCATTCAAGGATGTCGTGCTCGTTGTTGAACGGAAAGGCGTCGATGACCTTCGGGCGGGTCACTTGCGACCCGCCTTGTAGCCAGCGATGATCGGCACCCGGCTCATCCACGTCTTGCGGTCGGCCTCGCTGGCGTCGACTGCCGCCATATAGATCGGGTCAGCCTGGCGTGCGGACTCATTGCCGTCGTAGCCAGGGTGGTGGTGAATCACACGGCAGTCGTGGGCGTGGCCGTAGACGCCTCGCGCCTTGGCGAGTTCGATGACTTCCTTGTCGGAGTACCAGTGCCGGTAGACCTCGGAGATGGCCACGCCGGGCCCGTCAAGGGTGGAGCCCTCGTCGTCGATGTAGCTGCGACGGATCAGGAAGTGATCGGCGTGCGAGCCGTTGGCGACCGCTGGGTTGCGGGTGCGGCCAGCCTCGGAGTCGTTGGTGCCGACCACGTCGAAGCGATCGGTGAGCGCCTGCGCAGCCTCAAACCATCCGGGCGTGAACTCGCAGTCGTCGCCGACGACGAGCACCCAGTCAGCCGACGACTTGCGGACACAGGCGTTCACGTTCTGCGCGTAGGTCTTGCCTTCCTCGCCGACGATGAGACGCACCGTCGCCGGTGCCGTTGCCCACAGCGACGACTCAAACCGCTTGCGATTCGCCTCACGCATCAGCGGCACGATCACGTCGCACCACTCCATCGGCGACTTGTCAGCGGTCAGCGGTTGCGGCTCGAGGTTGGCGATCAGTGGCTGCCAGTACGACACCCAGACCTTCTCGACGTCATACTTGGCGGCGAAGCCGACGCTCAACTGTGCGATCTGCGCCAAGTCGGCCTCGTACGCCTGGCAGAGCTTGTGGTACACGTCGATGGTTGATGCGCACAGGTAGCTTGCCGACTGCGGTGCGTCCCATTCCAACTGGCCGGTGACGGACCAGCCGTAGCCGATCAGCTCGCTCTGCGCCGAGAAGTCGGACGCGATCACGGGCGTGCCGCACGCCTGCGCCTCGATCATCGGCACGCAGAACCCTTCACCCCTGGACGGGGCCAGCAGCACGTCGCAGGCGCTGTAGAGCGCCGCCATCATCTTCGGCGAGAAGCCGATGCGGTGGGCGTAGGCGTCGGTGAAGATCAGCGCGTGCACCGGGATGGCGGCGTGCTTGGCGAGTTCGATCAGGTCGATGCCGCTGCCGTCCATGCCGAACCGGTCGGAGTGGACGACGAGCACGGCGTCCTGGTGGTCTTTCCAGAACGCACCGAAGGCACGGAAGGCTTCATTGAAGCCCTTGCGGTCCTTCGGGTCTTTGTTCATCGCAACCATCAGTACTGCGAAGGCGTTCTGCGGGATGCCGAACACCGTGCGGGCGTCCTGTGTCTCGCCGTTGATCTCAAGGTGCGTCGTCGGCTTGTAGTCGGCGGTGTCGACGGCCAGCGGGACGTACAGCGGGTCGAGCCCGGCTTCGATGAGTTGCTGCTCACCGAACCGTGACATCGCCACCGGGGTGGCGCCGGAGCGGTGGAAGAACTTGACCACGGCCGGCGGTGCGGGGAAGTGGTCAACGGGCGTCCAGGCGAGCACCTTGAGGTCGTCCATCGGCACTCGGCCGAGCACCCAGACGTCGGTGAGCGGGATGACCCAGCCCGACGACAGGTCACCCTCGAAGAAGTGTTCAGCGTGGCCGCGCAGGATGTCGATCGAGTTCTCCAACCGACCAGACGGGTAGAGCGTGACCGGGCCGTAGGGCGTCGGCCACTGCTTGACGCCGATCTGATGGCCGTAGGTGCAGGCGACGGCGACGTCATGG